TACCCGAACTGCTGGAGAAAGCGCACGCATTCCTGACGGAAAAAGAATAAATTGGGTGGTACCATGGGGCAATTCGAAGTCTTACCCACTTCAGCTGGTTTAATCGATTTAATAACATCATCCTCAGTTTCTCAATATTTATCCGGTTCTCACTCACCATTCACGATTCGCCTTGTTAATACTGGTATTTTGGCATTTGCAAAATGCGATTTACGATATTATCCAGTTGAATGTTTATTAAGTCAATCATGCGGAAAACATAGGATATAATAGCTAGACTTGCTATTCAAGCTGCAGAAGCTAAAGTCAGTATAAATCGACTTATCTGCTCTAAATTGGAATAGAGTAAATTTTAATCAACAAACGCTAAAAGCTCTATTATCTTTAGCCAATTTTTAGCTTCAAAAAGTGGTATCCCAGGGGCGATTCGTGCCTATATGATATGAGAATATCTTTACTCAATAAATTTATCTTGTATTACTACTTAAGTAGTGATAGAATCGAGCTACTCATTATATTCCTTTGGCCGAAAGATATGCCGCCCAGGTCCTATCATCACTAAAACACTAGAAAACATTGCCAAAAAATAATTTATATACATGAGGTGAAATTGAGAGTAAAGACTTTCACGGTGGGTTTACTTGTTATTGGTATGGCTTTATTGGGAATCGGCATCTGGTTTTTAATTAATCGGATCCAACCTGGAAATATGGAAATTGCAGTTATACCAAGCCCGGGTAGTGCATTAACAACTCCCTGGGGTGATGGTGAATTATCAAAGGTCTTACTGGAAAATGTTCAGATTGAAAAAACTGCTAGTTCTATACGATACGACCAAATGGTACCCAATTATTCAGTTCAAATCGGCGACCCAATTCTATCAATAACCATTGACATTTTAAATATTGACCCAGAATACGATTTAGTTTATATATCTGCAGTGGGATATGATGCATCGGGAGTACAGGTTGCACGAACGCTAGATGATGTTGTTCACGCATGGGTTTTCACGAAACTCGCTTATCAAGAAACAGGCGAAATTACTTTACATCTTAATTTCTCAAATAAGATAAAATTAGTAAAAATATTTGGAGCTAATTCCAAATACCTAATACCATAAGTTGCATACAGACATAGAATGAACCATGTGGCAGGGTAAACACGTATCGGTCTATTTAGAGTAAGCAATCGGCCTAATCTTAACCCGCATTTCCCATATCAAACTGAGACTTAGGCAGATTGCTATGGTAAAATAGCTTCAAAGGTCCCTGTGTTTAGCTTCGCGGCAAGAGTGATCTGCCCCCATTAGTTGTACCACATATTATGTTGTAGTCCGGACTAATACAGTCCGGAGCGGCTGATATCCAACAATTTGCACTGACGAACCACTGAGAGCGATGGACGCCGGCGGTCACCAGCAGCGCGCCTTTGCTTTACGTCCAACGCCCCAGGGTATTAATGCATCGGTAATAGTTGTGCTTAGATTTCCGCAGGTCAGGGAGTTTAGATAGCTGTTTATGCCTTCAGTGGTTAATGGGTAGTTAATAAATCTGTCTAGTGCTAGATGGTAGACTCTGACAGTTTTGTAGCTTGTACCTGACGCCCTGGAACTAAGGAATTGCTCCAGGATTTAGTTTGTGAACACTTTGAAGCTGGGCTAGTGGTATCCCAGGGGCGATTCGAACGCCCGACCCGCTGCTTAGAAGGCAATCCCTTAAAAACCTAGAACAAGCGTTCTAAATCAGCTAAAAACGGAGTACTTTTCGCACTCCTTTTTATTCTTTTTTTAATGTTTCAATCCTGACCGAGCGTAAAAGCAGCAGGGCAATTTAATGTTTCGTGCCAGGCGGTTGCGACCAGATTATTCTACCTACCATTTCCAGTTCTTCAACTTTCATCTTTTCGTATTTACCGTTTGATGAAGTAAGAATGACGTAGCCGTTTTCTCGGTGGACGTGCCGGGCGACGAATTCCCCCTGAATCTTGACCGCGTATATTTTCCCTTCTACCAGGTCCGGATCTGGTTCGATAACAACATCATCACCGTTGTTGATTTTGTCACCCACGAGGCTGTCGCCACGAATGCGTAAACCGAATACCTTTTCCAAATTCTTCACTCCGCTAATCTTATCTTTTTCCACATAGGTATTTCCCAGGTCAATCGCTTCAGCTGGTGCCGGAATACCGGCGTTGATGTAACCGATAATATGAATAGGTAAAACTTTTATACGCTTGTCAAGTTCAAAGATGAGGTCTGTGTCACTGGATTTTTGAGGATTTTCAAAACCATATATATACGCTGAAAAGGCTTCAGGTGTCATTTCAAATGCACGAGCTAATGCGATTCTCACATCATCTTTTAGACTCTGATAATGACCGAGTTCGATACGTGAATAATGGCTATGTTTAATGCCTGCCCTTTCCTCTATATCTTGCTGAATCCAATGGCGTTCTTCACGTAATTGTTTTATTCGTAACCACCACTTCATGTTTTAAATTGTAGCACAATGTTACAAGTACAACAAGAACAATGTTCTATTTATCAGGTGAATTATATATGTAAAAGAACGTAATTTGTAGCTAGAAAATATTTTTTGTAAAGCCTTAAAAACCCCTTGACACACCTTGTAACACTGTGTTACATTAATGAGTATGAAACTACAAGATGAATTGATACAAAGGCAGCAACGGGAACATTTAACCGATGGGCAATTCGCTGACAAAATAGGCATTCACAGGGTCACTTGGGTCAACATCAAGAACGGAAAACACCAGATGGGACCCGAAGTCAGAGAAAAAGCAATTATAGCTTATCCGGAATGGCAGGGTCTTTTTTTGTCTGAAATTGCCACACGGTGTAACAAACCGAAGTAAGGAGTAAGAGAATGGCTAACCAAATCGTAAATTGTGAAGTCTGCGGTTTCGAGGGCGTCTATACCGGCAAAGAGTGGGACAAGGCCTCGACAATCATCATGGGCGAGTACAGGAATCCTACGGGACACACGGGCTACCGATTTGAATGTAAAGACGTCAAGGGTTGCATCGATAGGGTTGAGGCCAATTCTATCCGGTTGACAGTCCTATCCCAAAGCCAGTTTGTCGGGATGAGAGGGTAGGCCGATGACCATGACAATGAGGGAAAGAGCATTGCTCGGCGGCCGCCCACATCGGCAATCATGGGCGGAAATTCAAGTAGGTCGTAACCAGTCTCCAGAGACAAAGGTTATCAAAAATAAAATTATAAAAAGGAGAAAACAAGCGAAAAGTGGTGTCAGTACCAATGAATTCAAAACACTCATGGGACTGGTTAATCTGGAATACGGAATCTAAAAAAGGGAGCTGGTAGCGGGTGGTTAGAAGACACCTGCTACCAAAAGGAGTCTAACTAACATGGCAGAAAAGAAAGCAACCTACGTCATCGCCTCGTACTCAATGTCTGAGGTGTTTGACCTGATAGCGGCCAACGTGAAGGCGAAGGCCAAGCAGGAGAGCAAAGAGATACCGGAAGGTGAAATCTCTTGTCTGGTATTAAACAAAGCAGGCAATGACATCGCCGCTACCATCTACAACGGCAAAGATGGCATCACAGGTACGTTTTACAAGGAATAAATCAGAAATGCCTCTGAACTTGCGGGCAATGGTCTAGCGAGGCTAACTAGATTAACTAGGTTCAACTCCTGGCAGGGGCACCAAATAAATCAGAAAGGAATAAAAGGAAGGAAAGGAATTGGAAAATTCAACGGCAGTAATCAATATTAAACCAAACGACGACCCGGGTGTTATCGCATTATGCACAGAGGTAAACAGACTTCAGGTGTATGCGGACAACCTGACTATCACCACAGACGAAGACGTAAAACTTGCTACCAACGACCTCAGCATCATCGCCAAGTTGAAGAAGGCACTCGAGGAGAAGCGCAAGGAATATGTCAGTCCCATCAATGAATACCTGAAACAAGTCAACGATACTTTTAAGACCATCACCAAACCATTGGAGCTCGCGGATTTAACCACGCGAAATAAGGTCATGGCTTACCGAACAGAGCAGCAAAGAAAAGCCGCTGAAATCGAGCGCATAAACAATCTCAGAATTGAAGCGGCGCAAGCGGAAGCGAAACTCAACGGCACCGGTGAGATCTCTCAGACCATAGAAATCATTGAAGCACCCGCGGCGCCGCCCGCACACGTCAATACCGACAACGGCACCCTGGGGACAATGAAAATCTGGAAGTTTGAAGTCGTCGACAAGGCGCTTGTCCCGGAGGATTATAAACAGGTCGATATGGTCAAGGTCGGCAGTGTAGTTAGAGCAACGAAGGGAACAATCGCCATCCCTGGAATCAGGATATTCAGCGAAGACACTCTGAAAGTCAGCGCCAAATAAACACAGGAAATATTAAGGAGTAAGAGAGATGCCTATAAATGGATTGAGTGAAGATGTCAGGATTCCACGTCTCGGTAAAATGCACTTAGGAATCAAAGTGCCGGTAATCAAGGATGGTAAACCGGTAATTGATAAATACGGCAGCCCTGTCATGCGACCCGAAAAGACAGACTACTTTGTCTTAGATCCTCAATATTCCGGTTATAAAGATGTGGTCAGGTTATTTGGGGAAAAACCAAAACAACTGCGAATCCTTATCCCTGTCGAGGATGAGGACGTCTGGCGAGAACAGTACCTCAAAATGTACGATATAACGCATGGTCTGATTTGTAAGGGGACTGGGGGTGATAGTCCTGGGAAAGCAACTCGCCGTATTGATATTAAGACAGGGGAACTGCCAACTAAAACCACCGAGACCGTAGATGACATACCCATACCATGCCCGGGGTACGAATGTTCGTTTTATAAAGAGCGGAAATGCCACGAAAGAATGAATTTACGATTTATCTTGCCGGAAGTGCCTGGTCTTGGTATCTGGCAGATTGACACTGGCAGCAAAAACAGTATTCTCAACATCAATTCTTGTGCCTTAATGATTGGGAAGGCATTCGGACGCATCACGACGATTCCATTACTACTGACAATCGAACCAATGGACGTGACAAACCCCGAAACCGGAAAGAAACAAAAGGCATTCGTTTTGAATCTACGGTCTACCGTTACTCTGGCGCAATTGGCTGATGTTGCACGTGAACAGTCCAAACAATTCCTACTCGAACCGCCGGACTGGGAAGAAGTCATGGAGCAGAAAGCTGCCGAGGACATCGAGACACTTTACGGAGACGGGGAACCGAAAGCTACCGAAAAACCCGCCGCCGTTGTCGAAAGTCCCGAAAGCAAGGCCGCCTTTGACGGCTTGAAATCAGCCAATGAAAAACCGCCGGCAGCCGAACCTGAAAAGAAAGAGACTGGCAAATTTCAGCAGGCAGAACCCGCAACTAACCAGCCTGAAGTTATCAATGGCGTCAATATGAAATGGCTGCAAGAAAGTCTGAAAACTCTCAACTGGAAGCGTGTGATTGTTGACTATCTTAAACCGCAATTCGGTTGTCTATCAGCTAAAGTATCCGGCTGCCTTCTCGAAATGAAAGAGGAACAGGTGAATCAATTCACAACTGAAATCAAAGACAGACTGAAGATGATGGAACCTGAACCGCCGCCGGATAATATTCCATTCTAATTAGAACCCAATAGCAGAAGAGGCTTAAAGGGATAGGGAGACCGGGGTAACAATAGGTGGTTAAATCCCCGGTCTCCCGCAAGGGGAATAATGCCAAAGTTCACAGTTAATCTAAATGGTCAAGAAATAGAGTTACCTCTAGCGGAGACCCGGGACAAAGCGTTAGTCCGGGCCGGATTGAATCCTATCTTCTGGCAAGAGGAGGACAAACCAGTGACAGAAAGAAGGTCAAAAGCTATTCCAGATGGCGTCAGATTGGCTGAAGAAGTGCCCGACGAAGAATGCCATAAATGTGATTTAGCGCCGACAGATCACACGGTCAATTTCAGCTTCCCCATCACAGAAAATGGTTCGACCGGTTATCAAAAAGTCTGCCTGAAGGATTGGGCAAAGCATATTAAAAAGGAGAAGGAATTGAAAACAAAAACATTGGTAGGCAATCAGCTCGCATTCGAGACTGTCATTAAGCTGGACATCAGGAACATCAAAGCTAACCCCTATCAGCCGGAGGGGAGAATTGAGCCGCCTCAGGATGTTGTCGAGCGCATTGCCGCGTCCATCAAGGAACATGGACTACTACAGACGCCGGTGGTCCGGCAGCGTCCTGACGGAGCTTACGAAATGGGCGACGGTTGGATAAGGTTGAAAGGTTACGAACTTCTGGCAAAAGAGTCTTCTGACTGGTACTTCTTGCCGGTAGTAATTCGCAACCTCACTGATCAGCAAATGGCTGACCTGGTAATGGAAGCCAACACGGTCCGGAACGATTTGTCACCCATCGACCTGGCCAAGTTCTACAAAAAGTACCTGGAAGACTTTAAAATCACGCAGGCAGAGTTGGCACGCCTTCACAACGTCAGCCAGGGAGAAATTGCCAATACCTTGCGGCTACTAGACCTTCCGGAAGATATCCAAAAGCAGGTCATTTCTCAAGAAATATCGGAAACGCACGCCCGATATCTCCTGCAGGTGAAAGACCCCAAGGAAATGAACAAGCTGGCAAAATCAGTCGTCGATAACAAGATATCAGTTGTGCAGCTGGACCGGGAAATAAAAACCAAAATCTGGAGCAGCACTGTCGCCCTTTATGAAGAATATGGGAACGGACTGGCCTTCGATGTAAAAGGATGTGACGGCTGCGAACACAAACTGATGGTGAAATACCCATACGGCGCTGAAAAAGACCCGGCTAAACCCCGCTGCGACAACAAGAAATGCTGGACAGAAAAGAATAACGCCAGTCAACAGGCAAGCCACCAGAAAGAGGTTGACGACCTCAAGGCAGAAGGGATTACTAATTTTCTCGGCGATTGGGTGGCCACTAACGATGTGGGTATTATTATTGCCGTCGGCAGCAGCAAAGAAAGCGCCGACCGTCAAGCTAAGGATTCGTATGTACCAATTCCAACAGTAATAAACCCTTGGTATTCTGACTACATGCTGAATCACACCTACAGGATTTTGTTTGCAACTAACAAAAATCTGGACGGCGATGTGACCGCAGAGAATGTCAATACAGCCATTGTCGCGCTGGGTGGAACTCCTGATGACGTTGAAGCGATTAAGGTACACAAATGCAGCGGTAAACCCAGTACCGGCGGCGGCGTGGGATGTGGCTGGGGAAAGTGTACGGAGACCATTGATAAGTCCGGGGACGATGAATTCTGCGGAGATGATGGCGATGACTAAAAGCAAGATTGAGTATTTAACACACGCTTGGAACTTCTACACGGGTTGTAACCACTGGAAGACGGGCGTCTGTGCGGTCGGCGAGAACTGCTGGGCTTATCAGCGTGCGCAGCGATTCAACAAGGGTTATTTTACGCCCCGCCTTCACCCGGAACTATTACTTGACCCGCTGAAACTTAAGAAGCCTGCTAGAATTGGCGTCTGCTTTACCGGCGACCTGTTCGGGGATTGGGTTGACCCCTACCAATTAATCGAATCACAAGACCCTCGTATTGACGGCATATTCCTTGCCGCCGCCGTCAAACAAATAGTAAGAGACGCGGGACAACATCAATTCTTCTTCCTGACTAAAGCCCCGGGGAATATTCATAAGTGGGGTAAATTCTCAGATAACGCATGGGTCGGTGCGAGTGTCTGTAATAACAAAGGGTTGACTGAAGCTCTATCGGGATTCATGGCTATTCCCGCTGCTAATCATACATGGCTATCCATTGAACCTTTATATGAGCGATTAGATTGTTCTTCTATTGCAGTGTGCGCTAGTTACAAATGGGTGGAATGGGTAGTCATTGGCGGTCAGTCGGGGCGGCATCCGGTTATGCCAAAAATCGAATGGATTAGAGAGATTGTCGAAGCGGCAGACAAGGCAGGAATACCGGTATTTTTGAAGGATAATTTGAGGCCGATATTACCGGAATTTACTTGCGGTGAGGACTGGGCTTTCCAAGACGGAGGGACAATATTATTACGCCAGGAGTTACCGAAATGAAAGCGTTATCAATCAAGCAGCCCTGGGCGTGGCTAATTTGCGCCGGGTACAAGGACATTGAAAATCGTGGTTGGTTTATCGGGAGAAAGGTAGCATCGGGCGCGGTCAACTTCACTATACCCTTGCCAATGAGGATTTACGTACACGCCGGTAAAACACCGGATGATATCTGGCCAGCGATGGCGATTTTACGGAAAACACATACTCATTTTGAAGTCGATGAAATTATGGAGACTCTTATTAAGTGGGAATATGATAACGCTCAAAGTTTCTTGTTCCCCCAGAATAACCAATCGCTCATCATCGGGGAAGTTGACATTTTGGACTGCGTGACTGAAAGCGACTCTCCCTGGTTTGTGGGGGAATACGGCTTTGTCCTGGCCAACCCCAAACTCTACGACAAGCCTATTCCCTACCGGGGCCAGTTAGGATTCTTTGAAGTGACATTACCGAATACTCAAGAGGTTAAAAGCTAATGGCTACGGATGCACAAATATTACGGGCTGCCTATGAAAAGGAACACAAGCCCGGACGGATTGCCCGGTACGCGCCCTGGGCGTGGGAAGCCTACGCCGTCGGCGCCACCCGGGACGATATGAGGCGGCTTAAAGACCAGGGATATGTCATTGAGCACGGCCAGCTTAATAAGTTAGTGCTGTGGGTACTGACGCCAAAGGGCACTGATAAGGGCGAGGCCATATCTTTAGAGCGGAAGATGGCAGGTCCCGATTACCGGACACTCATGGAACAGATGGACATGATTGTGGGCTTTGACGACATCAAGGAAACCCTGGCCCGCGCCGTCTCCAGTCAGAAAAAGATTAACTTTCTCCTGCAGGGACCGCCGGCCTGCGCGAAGTCGCTGATGCTGGACGCAATCAAGCGCGCAGCTCCCGACCCTTATTCGTATGAGGCTTTCGGCTCGAGGACTTCTTCAGCGGGTTTAAGCGATGTCCTATTTGAGAAAAGTCCGCGGATCCTCTTGCTTGACGAGTGCGACAAGATGGATGGCGAATGTTATGCCATCTGCCTGGGCCTGATGGAAACCGGCGCCGTCGTTGAAACCAAGAAGGGGAAAATCCGCAATGAAAATCTGGACTGCATGGTTATCGCCGCCTGCAACAGCTCCGCGAAGATGAGCAGGGAATTCTTATCAAGATTCGCCTTCCATCCTTATTTTCCGGAGTACACACGGCAGGAATTCGTGGACGTCTGTGTGGGGATGTTGACACGGCTTGAAAACTTTCCCGAGGATATTGCCGCGGCCATCGGGGGCGAAGTGTTTGACAGAGGGCTTGGGGATGTCAGACGGGCGCGCGGTATCGCTCAACTGATGATGGAACCGACCATGGATGAAGTCGAGCGGGCGCTTTCTCTGATGGAGAAGTACCGGCTGCCGGCGGAACTCGAGGAGCAGAACCGCAAGATTCAGGCCAAGCGATTCAAAAGACAGGCACAGGCGCAATTGATATGACGACAATAACCCAGTCCACAGACCTAAAAGCGGCTATCCTGGACGTCCTGAAGGAGCACCACGGCGATGGCAACTGCATCACCGCTGTCGACATTGGCGAAGAGGTCGGACTGGGCACGTTACGCAATACCTGGGTTGTGAGGGAGAAGATAACGGAGCTCATCGAGGACGGGCACCCGATTTGTTCTAACGGATACGGGTACTTTATCGGTGAGACCTGGTGGGAAATCAATACCTGTTATCAGGATTTGCGAGAGCGCGGAATTAAGGTATTGGAGCGGGCGGCCAACATTCAGAAAGCGGCCACCCTGGAATTTAACAAAGCAAAGAAAGTGAGAATGTTTTAAAGGACAAAAATCATGGCCAAACCCCAAATTGAAGACGGCTATATTAAGGTAGCAAAAGAACTTGCAACAGCATTTAGCCGAATAAATTTATCAGCCTATGAAAGCCGCGTCCTGTGGTGTGTATTTAATAAAACCTATGGCTGGAGTAAGAAAACTGACCGGATAAGTTACTCTCAGTTTGTCGAAGCTACCGGGCTTGCTCATCAGCATATCGGAAGAACCCTTAAAAAACTTGTTGAAAGGAAAATATTAACTTGCTCCGGCACCGGACAAAATTTGGAATATGGCATCCAAAAAGACTATGAAATCTGGCAGCAAACCAGTACCCAAACAGGTACCAGTAAACCAGTACCTAACGAGGTACCAGTTAACCCCGAAAACCAGTACCTCTTTAGGACGCAACCAGTACCTATTCAGGACGCAACCAGTACCCAAACAGGTACCGAAACCAGTACCTCTTTAGGTACACACAATAACAATAAACATATTACAATAACATCTTACAAAAGAAAGGACGAACCAACTAAGGAAACTTTTGATGAATATTTAAACAATTTAAAACCCCGTTTTCGGGATATTAATTTCGATGAAGAATTTGAAAAATATAACCTTTACTGGGGGTCTGAAAAACGGAAAAAACCGGTTAATAAAAAGTTGACCCTTTTCAACTGGATGACAAATGCTCGGAAGTTTCAACAAAGAGACGACAATTTACACAACCCTAAAAAGGACGGACAAAGTGGACAGCAGAAAAAAGACGCGATGGAGCCGCCGGATAAAATACCTGGATTAACGATTGAGGATTTTGGGAAGTGATATGGAATTAGAATATTTAACGGAAAAAAGAATTTGTGCGGTGTGCGGTAAGGAATTTGAGACCACAATAACGACATTATTCGGCCGCCAATTCATACTAAACAGATATTGCCAGCAGTGCTCTGCCAAACTTTTAGAGATTGAGCACCAGAAAGACGAGACGGCGAAACAGGCGGAAATCAGCAGTCAGCGGCGGCGCTGGCGGGAAAATTGCGGCATTAGCCCCCGTTTTATGGTTGAAGATTTTTCGACTTTTAAAACCGACCGGCCAGGGAATCTTACAGAGGTTTATCGGGCAGCGTTTGATTATGCGGAGCAATTCCCACTGGATTACGACGAGTATCGGCGCCGGACCGGAAAACCTTACCCATCGCTGTTGTTGTATTCTCCGGGAGCCGCGGGAAATGGGAACGGTAAAACTCACCTGGTTGCGTCTATTGCTCACCGGATTATTGACCGCTGGAATAGCGAGAATATCGCATGTCCGGTCAGGGTTATCAACGAGCCCGAAATCTACGACCGCATCCAGTTGACCTACTCTTACTCCATGAAGGAACGCGAGCAGAAACAATCTGAGCAGGAAATCATAGATCAGTACTCAAGGGTGCGCTTGCTCATCATTGACGATCTGGGCAAGGTGCAGCGGCGGGACATGGATTTTGTCCGGCGCACGCTCTATCACATCATCAATCGCCGCTATGATGCACTACTACCGGTTGTCATCACCACCAACAAAAACGCAAAGGGGTTAATTGATTATCTGGGAAATGACGCCGAGCAGGCCACATTTGACCGCATTATCGGCATGACGGCGGGGAAGTTCATACAGGTTAAAGGTGAAAGTTACCGACGCAATCCCGGGAAATAGATTATTTCTTGAGAAATATTTGAATTATTGGGCACTAAAAAAGGAGGCATTGAAGTGAAAAAAAAGATTGATTATACAAAAACACCACAAGAAATCGGGAAACAAATGGGAGAGAAAGTCAGTAAGAAATTAAACCTTAATTTAGACCTCTATGAGCCTCAGAAGGTGATATGCCCGAAACCTACAAAGACAATCTGTGAAATTGCATGGTGTCCTCATGGTAGACCAAATGTATGTCCACCTGATTGTATGGAAGCAGAAATTAAAGCTGTTCATGTTCCTCCCGATGAACTGCTGAATACCAAAGAACAAGAGGCATTGCAACAATTTGGATTGAATTCTGAACCAATACCACTTAGCCATGTGGAATTTATTGCACAAAAACAACTTCACAAATGCCACTAGTCCGAGGCAGGAACGGAATTTGATAGACTAAAAGCCCAAAAGAACGACATATTAGCAAAGCAAGAGTCTGCTATCAGGGCAGACCAGAACAAGAAGATTGCCAAAGAATTAGAAAAAGTTAAATGGGGTTATATGGATTACCCTCATCTAGATATAAAAAAGATAATAGCCAAACTTCAGAAAGGGGAATTAGAGGGGGAGAAGGAATGAAACCCAAAATCAAACAAATCGACGGGTACATAGTGGACGACAAACTTAAATGTCCGAGTTGCGGTGGTCCCATGAGTAGGGGCAGTTGGCCGAGCGATGACAAGTTAAACCGTTTAGTATGCAGGACTCAAGGCTGCGGGAGATATTTATCGCACGCTGGATATGCGGAGGTCTTGAGTTGAACCTCACGCCTGAAGAACTGGAGGATTTACTGAAGCGCAACCCTGATTTGAAAGTCAGTACACAAATCAGTACTGGGCGTTGTTATGCCGATATTTTAACCGAGGAAGTTAAAAACAAGCAGAACAAATACCATGTTGCGCCACGAGAAGAGCGCACGTACAAGGGCGTGGTTTACGCCTCCAAAGGTGAGATGAATTACTACATCGAGAAGTTGGAGCCTCGTCTGCTTTCTCGTGAACTGGACTATGTGCTGCGGCAAGTTCCCTTTGACCTGGGCGGCGACCCCGTGGTGGTTTACAAAGCCGACTTTGTGCTGTTGGTAGAAGCAGGTGAAGAACGTTTTTGGAGTGTCACCGTGGTTGAGTTCAAAGGCCATGAGACTAAGGAGTGGATTATCAAGCGCAAACTCTTCAAGGAGCGATATCCAAAAATTAAGTTGGAGATAGTGAGATGACCACGACAACCATCCGTCCGTTATCCGAAAGAATCAAAGACATTCACCTGGTTGACGGCGTCGATACCGGCCTTGCCAACGATGTCTCAGCCGCCGCCCGCAATCGTGAGAATATTGAGAGGATGAGAAAACTGGATACATACCATGCTCAGAGCGGATTAAGAGTTCAAAGTTTATTAGACAAACCTAACGAAATTAAAAAAGAAAAGGAGATTGAAAAGATGACAATTCCTGTAGTAAAAGTGACCGAAGAGGAAGTGAAGAAGTTAGGGATTAAACTACCGCCAGAAAAATCAAAAGGGCAAATCCTCTATGAGACTCACGCTAAAGAAGTGGGGTTGAAGACTGAATGGCGAGACATGGGGCAGGAAAACAGGGAGCGTTACGAACGCAAAGCCGGTGGAAGCGGCATTGTTAAGCCAACCCGTGGGGGAAACGGCCGTATCAACGACGGGCGGGACTTCGAGAAAGAGAAGGACGCCATCCTGGCAGACTACAAAAGCATGAAGCTGGTGGCAATGCTTAGGAAACATCATCTTTCCACGACACGCTGGTATGAACTTAAAATCAAATGGAATGTCCCCAAAAAAGGATATTTCAACCCGCCAGAAATGGTGATAGTCACTTTGTCCATGCCGAAAGAAGTAGTACACAAACTAATGTCAATCGGATTTCACAGGGTTTATAACGAGTGGGAACAGAAGGTGTTAGCGAGTAAATAAATAAGCGGAGAGTGTAAAGAGAATGAGAAGCTGTGCGACCTGTAGTTTTAGTATCAAATTTGTAGATGGTAAAAACAATGTTCTGTATTATGAGTGCCGATTTAATCCTCCCACAGTCTACGGATTACCTGTTCAAACCAAACCTTTTCTTATCGATGTTCATACAGTCTACCCGCATTTACAAGAACAAGATTGGTGTTTTCAATATCAAAGAGTGGAGGGAATAAGTTGAGCGAAAAGTCAGTCACTGTCGAGAAGAAAAACGAGTACAGTAATTGCGGAGATTGTAATAAAAAGGTGTGCCTCTGGAAAGACTGGCCGTGGTTTAGTCCCCAAGCTCAAATGATGTGCAGGCCGGAGCTTATCTGGTACATCGGGAACAAAGAGAAATGCTTTGACTTGGGATTGTGGCCTGATAATCCCTACCTGCCGGTTAATGGGTTACCAACCGCTAAAGCCCCGGTTAATCACACCGGCGTCAAGGTTCCTGTCAATGTGGTGGAAGATTTTGTGCTGACAATAGAAAACAGACTGACAAAGTGCGGTCGTGCCGGTCTAACACTGATAGAAGAAATCCAATCATGGGATGGCTACTTGAGTGCCAGCATTCCCTACTACAAGCTCAGTACCGACGCCAGGGACGCACTAAACTACTGTTGTGGGCATGAGCGGGCGCAGTCATTTGCTCAGTGGAAAGCCGACCGGAAAGATAAGGACAAAAAGAAGTTAAAAAAGCGATAAATATATCGCTCGCCTCTTGAAAATAGCCCTTGTAATGAGAAATTAGACGTGATAATGTTTTTATTAACGAGTCATATTATGCCCTCTACCAGAAAAGGTGAGGGCTTTTTTTATTCCCATCGCTGCTCTTTTCTTTGACATAGGGCGGGTGACAAGACCGTTCAAATGACTGCGTTCAACAATAGCAGCCAGCCCGCCCCAGCATTCTTTTCCCTTCTTCCTCCTTTTTATCCCCCTTTCAAAGCCGGACGGACTTTTCACCCGGGCCGGCACACTTATTCAAAGCCTCTCTTAACCGAGGGGCTTTTTGTATTTCTGGAGAATCAACAATGACAACGGCCGTAATAAACAAAATCACAGAGTCGTTAATGCCCTTGGCAGTTGATATTGATTCGGTCAAAGAAGATCCGCGTAATGCGCGCCGACACGACAGCGCCAATATCACGGCTATCAAGAGCAGCCTCGCCACTTACGGACAGAGAAAACCTATCGTGGTAAATTCCGAGACTGGTATCATTGAGGCCGGCAACGGTCTCTGGAAAGCAGCAAAGGCTCTGGGTTGGAATCAGATAGCGGTGGTCAAAGTCAAAGACGACCCACAATCAGCGACCGGCTTTGCTATTATGGACAATCAGTCGGCGCTCTTAGCCGATTGGAATACGCCGGTACTGAAAGAGTTGCTGTACGAACTTGAGAAAAGCGAGTTCGACATGGACCTTACCGGCTTTAAAGACAGGGATATCGAGGAGCTCCTGGCTGATGTACGGCCGCCGAAAACAGGATTGATTGAGGACGATGCAGTTCCCGAGAATGCGGTGGCCATTTGTGAGTACGGCGATTTGTGGCAGTTGGGTGAACATCGGCTGCTGTGCGGCGATTCGACCGATAAGACAGACTTCGAGCGGTTAATGGGAACCGATCGCGCAGACCTGGTTATTACGGATCCACCTTACAACGTCGACTACAAATCACAGGCCGGTAATGGTTACTCATCCGGGAAATACGGCAGTAAGTTGAAGGCGTTCGAGGACAATAAGTCGCTCGATGGCTATGCCTACTTTCTGACCGCAGTTATCGGCAATATCTACCACTTCACCAAAGAGAAGACGGCAGTCTATATGTGGCATTCGACAAACTATATGGACCTGGTTATCGGCACCTTTAGAAAATATGGTTATAGTATTCAGCCCTGCATTATTTGGCTGAAAGAGCATTTTGTTTTCAGCTATTCGACATATCATCGCGTCTATGAACCCTGTGCCTACGTTTTCAAGGACGGCCACAAGCCCTACGAGAACAAGAAGGCCACTGCCAAGGAAAAGGACGTGTGGATGGACCGCATGACTTTTATGGACTGCCTGGACGTGTGGTATGTCCAGCGCGATAACTGTAATGACTACGTTCATCCCACGCAGAAGCCGGTGGCATTGACCGAGCGCATGCTGAGAAACAACTCTATGAAAGGTGACATTATTTTAGATACTTTCGGCGGGTCCGGAAGCGTTTTAATCGGCTGCGAGAAGTGTGAGAGACGAGCACGCCTGTTAGAACTCGACCCCCATTATGTTGACGTAATAATAAACCGCTGGGAAAAGTGGTCCGGCGGAAAAGCGGAGAAAATTGAGTGCGGGAAGAAAACCAAAGCTAACGAAGGAATTACAGGAACAAATTTGCCGGCTGATTAGCGCCGGAAACTATATCAAAACAGCATGTCAGGCATCAGGCATCAGCGAACAGACATACAACAACTGGAAGAAGTGGGGAGAGCAGCGAGGCAAGGGCGAATATTCTGAATTCCTCGAGGCCGTTAAAAAGGCAGAAGCTACAGCAATCGCCAAGAACGTGACTGTCATTCAGTTGGCGGCGCGGGAATCCTGGCAAGCCGCTGCGTGGTGGTTAGAGCGGAAATATCCCCGGGACTGGGGTAGAAAAGAACACATGGAGCCGCCGACTAAAACCAATGCCCCTGTGACAGATGCTAAATCCAAATTACTCACCAAACTCAATGATATCGCCTCGAACCTGAGGGAAGAACATGACAGCCAAGAAAAAAACCAACAAAGTCACTGAACGGATAAGCAAAAACAAGAAGTTATTTCTTGAGAAATATCCGGAATGCGGTACCGTTGGCGCCACCCTCTCAGAAATCGGCGTCAAATCCCGCCAGACCTTCTACGACTGGTTAAAGAGCGACCCTAAGTTCAAAGCCACTTATGAGAGTGAACTGATACCCAATCGTCGCGACAAAGTGGCTTCAGTTGTTTTCAGGATAGCCACAGCTGAAAAGAACGTAGTTATTTGTCCGGTCTGTGATAAGACGGGAAAGGTTGATGGACGACAATGCCATGGCTGCAAGGGTAAAGGTTGGGTAGAAGTGCATGCCGATAACACCCAGCTTACCGCGGCTTTTGGCTATCTAAATGCTACCGACCACAACGATGATCCCAAAGCCAAGGACCGGCTGAAGTTCACTCAGAAGCATGAGGTCACAGGGAAAGACGGGGGTCCCATAGAGGTTAAAAATGACGCAAAAGGGAAACTCCTTAGCGCACTCAGTCGCATTGCTGCCGCCGCAGGACCGACAGAAGGCAATAGCAGCACTGACGAATGAAGAAGCTGAGTCGTTAATCTTTGACTGGAGTTTTTGGGCAAGACCAGAGCAATTACCACCTGTAAAAGATTTTAAAACGTGGCTGCTAATGTCCGGACGTGGATTCGGAAAGACCCGCAGCGGCGCCGAATACGTGCGAATGATGGTTCAATCAGGCACATGGGGGCGTGTGGCTTTGATTGGCAAAACCCCTGCCGATGTACGGGACACCATGATAGAGATTGGCGATTCCGGCATACTGGCAACATCGCCGCCCTGGTTCAAGCCCGTTTACGAACCCAGTAAGCGCCGACTTACATGGCCAAATGGCGCCATTGGTATTGTTTATTCAGGTGAAGAGCCCGACCAGTTGCGCGGCCCCCAGCATCATGGGGCATGGGATGACGAACTGGCAAAACATAAATATCCACAGGAAACGTGGGACAATCTCATGTTTGGGTTGCGGCTGGGAGATAACCCGCAGGTAGTAGTCACCACGACACCGAGGCCGATTCCTACAATCAAGCAAATAGTAGCAGACCCGACCACGGTAATCACACGCGGTCACACACTCGCTAATAAAGCAAATCTGCCTGAGTCCTTCTTGAAGTTCATTCTTGGCAAATACGAGGGCACGCGCTTGGGCCGTCAGGAACTCGCAGGGGAAATCCTGGACGATAACCCTAACGCCTTGTGGCAGAGAGCCAAGATTGATGAGTTAAGGGTCCGCAAGTGTCCCGATTTAAGCAGAATTGTTGTTGGAGTTGACCCGGAAGCGACGAGCGGCGAGAACTCAGCCGAGACGGGTATCATTGTTGCCGGTATCGCGCCGGTAGAAACTAAAATACACGGGTTTGTTCTTGATGATATGTCAATCAAGGCAACCCCCAGCGGCTGGGCGAACGCAGCGATTACAGCTTATTACAAACACAAAGCCGACCTTATCATTGCCGAGGACAATAACGGCGGGGAGATGGTTGAGTACACCATCAGGTCATTGGATGACCGGGTCCCGGTCAAACGGATCCATGCGAGCCGAGGTAAATATACCCGGGCTGAACCGATAAGCGCTCTTTACGAACAGGGCAAAGTTCACCACGTCGGCTTTTTCCCCGAGTTGGAAGACCAAATGTGTGAGTGGACAGTAGGCGGTAAATCACCGGACCGACTTGACGCTATGGTCTGGGCGATTACAGAACTGATAGGGGTGGGTGAACCGGGGAAATTCGACATGACGCCATCCAACAGCCGGGCGGATATCCCAACAAAAGACATTAGGAATAAGGTGTTCTGAGTATGAAATTAGAATTAGGACAACTGAAAGTTTCCTTCGCTGAGAAACCATTACCCAAGTCCGATAAGGACGAAATCGGCGGGACCGGCACCATGCATATCATGGGACGTCTGGTTAACGAAGAATACAATCCAGACCTTGAGGGTCAAAAGGCCGTTGCTGTCTATGAGAAAATGCGCAAGTCGGATGCCCGCGTAAAGTCCTCTCTTCTTGTCTGCGAGTTACCTTTCAGGGCGGCACAATGGCGTATCAAGGCAGCCAGTGAAGATAAGGCCGATATAGATATCGCCGAATTCGTTGAGAAGAATCTTTTCGAGGGCATGTCGACCACTTGGGATAATACCCTACACCATATTCTTTTGATGTTGCCGTTTGGTTGGATGGCATTCGAGAAAGTCTGGGACATTGTGGACGGACAGATTGTTTATCGCAAGTTAGCTCCGCGTCTCCAGAAAACTCTTTACAAGTGGGAGTTCGACAATAACGGCAGTTTAACCGGCATGACTCAACTCGTCTGGAAAAATAACAGCTATGATTTTGTCACGATTCCCGCTAAAAAGCTGCTCATCTTCACCAATGAGAAAGAGGGCAGTAATTTTGAGGGTACGAGTGTCTTACGTAATGCTTATAAACACTGGTATATCAAAGACGTGCTATATCGGATTGACAGTATTGCCGCCGAGTTAAACGCTATTGGAATTCCGACAGGTACCCATCCGTCGAACATCGAAACGGCCGCTAAAACTGCCTTTGAAAGTTCCTTGCGTAATATGTCCGCGCACGAACAGCAGTACATGAGATTGCCGGAAGGTTACACGCTGGATATTAAAGGCGTTAGCGGAACCGTCCGTGACATTATGCCCTCGATTGACCATCACAATAAAGCCATTGCCGAAAGCGTTTTGGCTGATTTTATCGATTTGGGCAGTGGAGATAAAGGCAGCTTTGCCCTTTCCCGCGATAAGTCCAGTTTCTTTTTGATGGCGCTGGGCGCGATGGGGAAGAATATCTGCGATACGACAAATCAGTATGCAATTAAGCCCCTGGTGGATTACAACTTCAACGTGAAGTTATATCCGCGCCTTGAGGTTCTAGGGCTGGAAACACGGGAGACGATGGCATACGCAAAAGCGGTGACTGATTTAATGGGTGCTGGTGGTATTACTTCCGACCTTGAGACCGAGAACGCTCTACGAGAGATGCTACACTTACCGCCCAAGCCGGAAGCGGATGTCGCCCCTGAGCCAAATCAGCAATCAGAAAAGAAGATTTTCAAAGGTGCTGATATAAAAAAAAAGCGTGATTTAACACCCGCTGAGCAGTTCGTTAATTTCACCGAGATTGACCAGCATCTTAATTCCGCCGAAGAACAATTTGTCGCGGCCTGTAAAGACGTGATGTCACAGCAAATCGATAACCTGGTGGAGACCGCCTCGAAGATTATCGAAAAGCATCAACTGGACAAGGTTGACGGCATTCAGGTTCGCTACTCAACCCAGATGGCGGACAAGATATTCGCCGTTCTCAAAGACCAGATGCAATACGGCAAAGAGCAGGTCAAACAGGAGCTTCAAAAGCAATCGCCGAATGCAAAGTTTATCGAGCCGCCGCCGGTAATGGGTTTGTCTATCATCCTTGAGTTACTCAAGGCACGCTCAAAGGCTGCCGCCGCTTTACTTGCCAACAAACTCAAGCAATTTACCACTTTTGAGATATTGAATCAAATTAAAGCGGGCACCCTGGACATTGCAGGGCTTAAGCAGGGGCTTCTTGACCTCAGCGATAGAGAATTATTGGCAACCGCGAAGTTCAGTGTCAGCGAGGCGTTCAATTACGGACGTTCCACTCAGGCAGCAGACAACGCAGATGATATTGCCACCTGTCAATATTCGAGTATTTTAGACGATTCAACCTGTACTAACTGCGAGAAGATGGACGGGCAGGAATGGGATTACGAAGACCCGCAAACCGACCAATACGCCGGCGGGAATCCTAACTGTGAAGGCGGCGGACGTTGCCGTTGTATGTTAGTTTACATAGCGAAATCAGAAGTGAGGAATCCAAATGGTTAAAACTACAACTCTAGAGACAACTGATTTAACCGATGTTGAAATCCTGGCAGTGGGCACGTGGAATGGCAACAAAAAGGTCACTATCACCGAGGACGACATAAAAGCGTTTGTTGATTCCTTTGATGAAATCTCCGCTGACTCAAAATTGAATTACGAGCCGCCCGCTAAACTTGGCCACAACGAAGAGCAGAAACTACTTCAGGCGGATGGACTACCTTCAGCGGGTTGGGTTAGTAAGTTGCGTGTAAAGGCCGGGAAACTCGTAGCTGACTTTCGTGGTGTCCCCGCCAAACTGGCAGAAATTATCAGGGCTGGTGGATATAAGAAGGTGTCAGCTGAGTTTTACCAGAATTTCGAAATTGGCGGTAAGAAATACCCCTGGGTGCTGAAGGCCGTTGCTTTCTTAGGCGCCGACATCCCGGCAGTCAAAACCATTGCCGATATTGCCGCTCAATATGCCGAGGGAATGCTAATGGACGAGAACCACGTGCCCTACAATGCCGTGATATTCGGTGAAGCCACGACAACCCTCGATGAGATAATGACTGGCCTGGATGAGTGGTTAGCGAAGGCAGAAGGCGTTATCAAAGGCGTCAACGGAGCGCCGACAATCAGGACATATCTCAAAGAGGTCAAGTCAAAACTAACCTCAATGATAAAAAAGGACTCTACCAACAATTCCGAAATCAGCGTTCCACCGGAGGCAGTCCCAGCGGCGGCCACCGAATCCATAAACGAAAAATTAAATACGGAGGTACAAACTTTGGACGAGAAATCAATTAGAGAACTTCTGAAACTTGACGAGAAAGCCGATGTCCTAGCGACAGTGAAGGCGCTTAAAGAGAAAGCAGAATCAGCAACCACCACACTGGCAGAGCAAGCGGCACTGTCAGATGAAAACAAGGCTCTCAAAACCAAACTCGCCGAGAGCGACAAGGTCATTGCGATGAAAGAGCGCGATGAGAGAGTCGGCAATGCCATCAATGCCGGCAAAATTACACCGGCGCAAAAGCCCTGGGCGGAACAATATGCTATGTCGGACCCGAAAGGATTTGACGCATTTGTGGCATCCGCGCCGAAAGTCGTCGAACTGGGCGAAAAAGGCAAGCAGGGCGGCGACGAACCCGCAACCACCAATCTCAGTGAAGGCGATATCAAAGCCTTTAAGTCCATTAATGGACGCGAACCCAGCGCCGAAGAGCGCATCAATCTAAGCAAAACGAAATTACAGGAGGTTAAATAACAATGACAGTTCTTGCAGCAGATAGAGAGACCGCCCGAAAAGAAGGCGGAATCAAAAATTATCCCATTGGTACCGACATCATCTACAAAGGTGGGTTTGTCGGTGTTAACGCCGCTGGTTACCTGATGGCCATGCCGGTCGTCGCCAGCGCAATCGGTTATAAGTTCGTGGGTGTTGCCGCTGAAGATGTGGACAACAGCGCCGGTGCCACCAAATACTGCAACGTCTATACCGAAGGACTTTTCCTCTTCACAGCCTCATCCATCACTCAGATCGATGTAGGCAAAATGATGTACATGGTTGACGACAACATCTTCGATGAGGTTTTCTCAGCCATTGCAGTCGGTATCCTGGTTGAGTACGTTTCTACAACGTCCGGCTGGATTAAGATCGATGCCGCGACCGATGTTCCCAAAGAACCGCAGTATGGTCAGCCGAATCTTTTGAATCCGGTAACCAAGACGGACGATTTTACCGTTCTTGTTTCCCAGTCCGGCACCACGTTTGCAATCGCCACCGATGGTAAGAAGTTCACCTTGCCTTCTACCGCGAAGGGCTTGACCTATACCTTCGTCAACACCGGCGCCGATGCCAACAACATCATCACGGTAGACCCCGCTGCCGCTGACAAAATCATGGGTGGAGGCCTTGCTGGAGTCGACAACAAAGACCTTATCAACACCAAAGCCACAGCCAAGAAATACGACTTCGCCACTATCGTTGGCGATGGCGTGGATGGCTGGGTTATCACCAACAAACAGGGCACATGGGCCGCTGAAGGCTAATTAATCTAACGAAATTTAAGTGAGGTAAAACACAATGGGTGTTGTAAGTTCCGATTTACTCGCAGGCTTGCGAACTAACTTTCAAGCAATTCTTACCCAGGCACTGGGAGACAAAAAGAACAGTACGGACGATGCGCTGAAAATCTCCACCAAAATCCCGTCCAATACCGAGACCGAGAGTCTAAATTGGTTCGGTATCACCCCACCGATGGGCGAATGGAAAGACAAGCGAAAACTTCGTGGATTGAATCCGTATACCTATTCCCTGAAGAACAAGGACTGGGAGTCCACTCTCGAAGTCGCTCGCAATGCCATTCTTGACGACAAGATGGGCATGATACCGCCTCGTATCCGGGGATTGGCGAATGCTTACTACCGGGCTATCAACCGCGAGGTTTTCTCACAGCTCGATGACGGCATTACGCTCCTCGCCTATGATGGCGCCGCGATGTTTGCCGATACCCGCGTTATCGGCGCTTCTGCAAATATCGACAACCTGTTAGCTGGTAGTTATTCCGCTTCAGAAGCGGAAATCCGCACGGGTGTTGCTGCGGCGGCCGAGGCAATGGCAGGATTCCAAGACGATTGGGGCGAACCTTTAAATCTTATCCCGGACACCATCGTCTGCTCCCCTTATATGTACATGCCCATCAAACAGGCATTATGGGTACCAGGTGTTGCCGGCACTGTCCGACCTGAAATGGACTTAATCAAGAACATCATTTCAAGCCCGTGGATTAATGCCAGTAAATATGACTGGTATGTCCTCTGCACGACCGAGGAATTGAAGCCTATCATTCTACAGGACAGACAGGCTCCGCAATTCGCTTCTCTCGACCTACCCACCAATCAGGACGCATTCATGGCTAAGACGTTCTATTATGGCGTCGATGCCCGGTTCGTTGTGGGCTACGGCGATCCCCGCACTGCCATCATGATGAATGACGACAGCTAAACCCTGAAATCTCTAACATAGGTTTGCAGGTTGAAAGCGAGAGGGGAGTCAACACAAAACGGCTCCCCTCTTCATTTGAGTCCGCAAGCACAAAGGAGACAATGGCTAACTTCACAGCGCAAGACCTCAAGATGTTCTCAAAATGGTACGGCCGGCCGAATCTTGAGTTAATTGATGAATTCTGGCAGGACGTTTTCACAGTTTATCACGAGCAGATTGTACCGATGCCGCTGGGACTCAACGACAAAACATATCAGATAGTTGCGCCATTACTGCATTGTCCGCCGGGTGAATGTGGAGATTGCTGCCGTTATAAATGGGTTGCGTTAAAACCTGAAGATATTGAGAGGTTACTAACAGCGCCGGGTATCACCAGAGAATATCTTGACAGCGTTTGTGGTGATAATGAGGGCGCTGTTTGTATTAAGGGCGTCTGTCCATTCCTGAAAGACAATAAGTGCTCAGTTTACGAATACAGGCCGTCAATATGCCGGACTTTCCCCATTCAACCCGGGGTTATGAATCGAGACGAAGCAGGAAAACCCACTGAGCAGATGCACATCCGGATGAAATGCCCGGCCTCGCTAAATCTTGCACGGCAAATCATTTTACAGACTCTTGCGCACAATGAGGGTTTAGTTTTATTACCCGATTTAACAGTGATAAGGAGAAAGAAGAATGGAGATTGAAATCACGATTAAAGGAAAACTGACAATCCCCGAAGATGACCTGAAATCTGTCAGCGCTCAGGGTCCGGAAGAATTGGCAACTATCTTAATTCGCAATGACAAGGACGTCAAAACAGATGTCCGTGAAATATACGTAAAGAAATAACTCAGGAGGCAATCAATAAATGGAATATAAATTAGGTCTCAAATATCATTCTTTATGGCATGTCCGGCATTGGAGAAAAGACGAGAACGGCATTTACCGTATCATCTGGGAAGATAATGCCGTAGACCGCAATATCCTGCATTCGACAGGTGAGATAGCGATTCTCAGCGCCTTCTTTGCCACCGCCATGTCCAACTACGGCGCCCCGCCTGCCAATCATTATCTGGGACTTGATACCCGTGCCTCACTGGCGGAAGGGGATACATTGGCAACCCTCACGGAGCTCACCAAGAGCGGATATGAGCGGAAAGCCTTAAGTTCCGGCGGCACCGGCGCCAACGGCCAGGACTTCTATATCCATAATCCGGCAACCTATAACCGCGCCGACTCCAAGACAGTGGAGTGGACGGCGGGCGAAAACTGGGTCACAGCGGTCAAGAACATCTTTCTCTGCACGGATGTCACAGCCGTTACGGACGCCGCCGGTAAACATCTGGTTTGCTCGCTGGTTTTGAGCGCCGCCCGAACGCTGCTCAGCGGTGACAAACTGGACGGCTCGCTTTACATCGGGCTGTCAGAATAATAGGGAGTAACTTATGACCCTGATAAAGGTAACCGACCTGATGAAACAAGTGACGGATACTCTGCTCATCGCCCAACTCGCAAAGCAGGGTATCTATCCGGATGAAGTAGAGTTTAGCCAGGACTATGCCTTGCCTGCTCTTGGAGAGCAAAGCAAGAGTCCGTATGCTAAGTTCTATCGTGCCTTAAATACACGTCAGCAATTCTCTGTTGTATCAGGATTGCCGATGGTGAATTATAAAGGGCAGTTACTTGATGTGGGGTTTGTGGTTGACATTGGTGGTTATCGCTCAAAGACCAACGTATTTGACGCCTTTGTTACAAATGAGGGGTTAGTTACAGCAGGTTGCCTCAATGACCAGCCGGACGGGCGCAAGAGTGGTCAGATAGCACGTTGGAGTCCTACACTCTATTTGAATAGTAAAGAAGTCAAGGCTAACAAAGCCGTGTTGCTGGATGAAGACCCTCTAAATTCGAGTTACGCACATAATACATTAGAATGGGATTATGGTATCTGTAAACGCAGAATCAGACTCATAGAAGGCCATACGTTGGGAACATGGGTGTTTCCTGTCAACCCCAACGGCGATGTTAGGATTGTCTATAATCAGGCTGGTGATTTCCCTGTCAAATTGGGGATATATGCTGTTAATGCTAACGAAGAGCAGATATCTAAAACTGTCTTCGATTCAGTTAAATATCCATTTGAAGTTTCAGACTCACAGACATTTTACCCTGATGCTAATCCAGAGACAACGAGTGTAGACGGTTATGTCAGTCAAAGTTACGGGTCCGGTCCGGGTAACACATGGGCAAATGCCATCGCAGGGGCTGGTACAGGTTGTGATGACTCTAGTGTTGATGCAACTCAGTATATTTATGCCGCTTCGACAACAGGTAGGTGGTGTGAGCTGTGGAGATTGATATTCCTCTTTGACACTCACGGACTAGGCTCAGGAACCGCAGTATCAGCGGCGACACTCTCTCTCCGTGGTGCAGACAAGGCTGACACACTAGGGATAACGCCGAACATCAACGTATATTCGTCTGCCCCAGCATCGAATACGGCACTTGCCAATGGTGATTTCGATTCTTTAGGGTCAACGGCATTTTGTGATACCCCGATTACCTATGCAAATTGGCGGACGGATGCTACATTTAATAACTTTGCCCTGAATGCGACAGGAATAGTAGCAATAAATACGACTGGAATTACCAAACTAGGCACCCGAAACGCCAATTATGATGTTGCAGCAAGCCCACCCGTATGGAAGAAAGACGCTTTTGCTTATCTCGATGTGTGGAGTGCCGATATGGGCACAGGTTACAAACCGAAACTGGTAGTAACGTATTCAGCGCCACAAACCTATAACGAAACCGGCAGAATGCAGGTTGTAAATGCCGTGGTAGGTCAATCGGTTAATCAGATAATGACGGAAGCCAGGGAACAGGTCATATTAGCCGCTCAAGGTGGAAATGGAGTCAGGCATTATTACGAGGCTCTGGAGCAAGTTATTTTAACAGCTCAAGGCAAATTAGATCAGCTAACAATGGTAGAGACACGCGGTCAAGCCATCCCCGTTATTATCGGTAAAGCGGATTTACAAACGATGCTGGAATCGCGGGGTCAAATCGTTCTGGCCGTGCAGGGACATACCGACCAGGCTATATTTAACGAACTCAGCCGGTTACAGGTGGTATTAGCCGCAATCGGCGGCAACGCCGGGCTGAAATATACCGAAGTCTTAGAACAAATCATCCTTGCCCTGCAGGGACACAGTGATATTGCCACGGCTAACGAAACATCTCACCTGCAAACTATTCTGGCCGCGCTGGGTAAAACGGACTCGGCCATCTTCACCGAATCGCGGGAGCAGGTGATAGCTGCTGTCATTGGTGAATCGGATATCGCCACATTCCTTGAGGCTCAAGGTCAAATCATTACCGCTGTTATTTCCGAATCCGACAACTCAATCTATCTGGAAACGGAACACGGTCAAATAATTATCGTCGAAATAGGCGGTAGCGCGGGACAACTCTTTTATGAGAACGCACTCCAAATCATAAAAGCTGTCATTGGTGAAGCTGAAAATCTTACCTTTACAGATACTGGACATGAGCAAACCATCATCGCTGAAATAGACGGCAATGCCATTCAGCATTATATTGAGACCGGCTTATTACAAACCATCATCGCTGAAATGGGTTCCATTGCCGGACTGCACATTGATGAGACCGGTAAAACTCAGACGATTATAGTCAGGCAAGGCGAGGATGACTCTGTGATATTCACAGAACATCAGGGGCAAGTGGTAATAGTCATTCAGGGGCATAGCGACCTTGCCACTTTCCATATCGGGATGTTTTACACAGACGGCTCAAATCATTTAATTATGTCCGGTAGTGGCGACGATTTAATATTCACATCATCCGGGAACGGACTGACAATTACGGAGGATTTATGAGTTATTACGCTAGTATCGACGACGTGAAGGCGCTTAATCCCAAGCGAACCTACAGTGCAACAACAACCCCGACCGAAACGCAGGTAGGGACTTATATCACCCTGATTGAAGGTGAAATTGACACCGTTCTCTTGGCTCTGGGTTTTCTTGGAGATATTACGGCGCCGGCAGAATTTATTACATTTTTAAGATTGTTGAACGCATTGGGTGCCGCGGCCATGGCCGAGCAGGCAATGTTCCCTGAAACCTCAGAGGCCGGTGCTACCCCTCACTGGAAGGCTCTCAAGGCGAGGTATGAAGCGTTACTGGATAAATTGTCGACCGGCAAACTTATGCCCTCCAGTTTCAATTCAGCGCGTTTGGTAGGTAGTATTTACAGTGACGCCAACACTGACACAGAGGATTATCCCGCCCCAAGTTTCTCAATAGACAAGGTGTATTAAGATGCCGTTCACGTTGACCTTTGAAATTGCAGGCGAGGAACAAATCAAACGCTCATTCTCACGCTTCGCAGATAATGTGAGTAATGCCACCGAACCGTTCAAGGAGATTTCTGAGGACTTCAAAAAAATAGAGCAAAAGCAATTTGACAGTGAAGGCTCTTACGGCGGGCAAGGCTGGGCAAAACTCAGTACCAATTATGCCGAATGGAAGGCAAAGAACTACCCGGGCGCAAAGATATTAGTCCAATCAGGATTAATGAAAGGATCCCTGATGGGCGAGAATCCTTATTACCTTGAGAATATCCAGCCGCTTTATATGGAAGTCGGGACCCGGATTCCTTGGGCGATTTATCACCAGACGGGCGGCGGGAAACTACCGCAACGTAAAATCATCAATCTCACCGAAGCGGATAAGACGCGCTGGGTGAAGATATTCCAAGCATGGTTAGTGCGCGAAGAGAACAAGCAATGGGCGGGATTAATGCCGCAAATTTCAGCCGGCGAGAAAGCAATAGGGAGTATATAAAATGACTCTGGAATTGTTAGAAGGCGCACTTGACGCACTGTACCAATATTTGAGTGCCGGTATGGACAGTAAGGTAGCCGCGCTCAATGCCAGGTATAATGACACGATAACACTGGAGTCGATTAAAAAGTGGTACCCGGGCGCGCTGCCGTTTAACTATCCCGAAACGCCGTCAATCGCCATATCGGGTGTAAAGTTATCACCCGGTTCTCAGCAATCACCCGGACTTTTCGAGTCCAACAACGTCTTTAATATCGTGGTAATGGTAGGGGATGCTGAACCGGAAGTACGTTTCAGAAAGTTGTGCCGATACGCGTTGGGGATCGTTGAACTCTTATTGCCGGACGATGTAGTCGAAGGCTATGAGGTGTTCTTTGAGGGTGATTTTTCACTCTCTGACGTTCTCAGTACGCCCGACTTCCTACAGGCGATTAACATTCCCGTGAGGTTACACGCGTTCGAATCTTAATATTTCTCAAGAAATAATTCAAGTAATCAAGCTCGCTTCAAGGCGGGCTTTTTTATTATACAAAACAAAAATAATTGGAGGTAAACAAAACATGGCTGACCAGACTATGACAGTACACAACGCAGTGAAGGCGGGAGACGCGGACATATCAGTGGTTGCCGAGGCGAAACTTGGTAACGCGGCGAGCACTGATTACTTCTACTTCCCCAATGACGGCAAGACAGTGCTCGTGGCTGTATGCGGGGCTGCGCCAAAGCAGATTACGTTCACACCGGTATTAGACCGTTTTGGACGTACTGAAACCCTGGCACCGACGCCCACAGCATCCAAGACGGCGGTCTATGGGCCGTTCAATCCCGAACTGTGGAATAACGCTCTTGGAATGGTTAAATTCCAACCTGCAGCGGGCGGTCAAGCAACTGACATCTATATTGCCGTTCGCGTTTCCAATCCCACCTAAATAGAAAAAATAAGAAAACGGAGGTTAAACAAAAATGGGAACATCAGCAAATGTAGTTGTGGGCGTGGGCACGCTCTCAATCAAATATCCAATAGGCGGCTCTTATGTTGACGTCGGTTTTACCGAAGACGGCGCGTCAATGGAATACGCTGTCAGTGAAGCCGATATTAATGTCGAAGAGACCACGGTCCCGATTGACCGGGTAATCACCAGTGAAGATGTGAAACTAACCGTTAATATGGCGGAATCTTCATTGACCAACATCGACAAAGCGATTGCCGGGTCTGTAATGGCAGGCAGTGTCATCACGATCGGCGGCGGTGTCAACAAAAAGATGGCTGTTAAAATCACCGGCAAGAATCCCGCGGGCTTCAACAGGGTAATAGAAATTCCGGTTGCCACAGCCAACGGCAACGTCGGTATGGCTTACAAGAAAGGCGCGAAGACCGTCGTGCCGGTTACCTTTACCGCCCTGTACAACGCAGGCGTCGTTTGTACCATCACAGACTCAGCGAGTTAATAGTCTGGCAGTCAGTTTTATAGAGGGGAGGGTGTAACAGCCTTCCCCTCGAGTGTTTAGAAAGGAGAAGGAGAACTATGCGTTCAGAAACAGATAAACTTATTCAATCACCGGTAACGGTTATCCTGGGCGGGAACGACTACGAGATTAAACCATTGCCGGTTAAATACTCTGCGAAATGGACATCTGATTTCATTAAACTCTATGTGGGTGTTTTGGACTTAGAAAAAATAGAGAGCAATGACCCTGAAAAGATGAAAGGCACGATGGTTAATCTCATGGTTGATAAGCCCAATGAGATGGTAGAGTTATTTTGGCAGTACGCCAAAGATTTGCCACGAGCTGAGCTTGAAGAGCAGGCAACCTATGGGGAAGTTATGGACGCTTTAGAGCAAGTGGTTGAACTAGAAAGCCCTTTATCACGACCTCAAAAGCTCGCGAAGATATTTCAATCGGGACAGCCTTCGAATTTATAATGTTCGAATGGCATATTTCACCCGAAGAAATTACTAATTCATGGAGTCGTGAGAGGTTAAATTTGCTTGTTGAAAAGATGGCAGAACGGCACGAACGCCAAAATGAGGCTTACGGAAACAGTAGGCACAAAGATGATGAATTAGTTTCGGATGCAGAACTCTTTGCAAAAATGGGCGTCAAGGTTCAGAAAGCGGGTTAAATGCCTAGTATTTGTTTCTTTTTAGCATCAAAATCAGCGGCAGTGATAATTCCCTTATCTCTTAATTCCGCCAATTCCTCAAGGTTATTGTAATCTGAAACAGGTTCATCTTCTGTTTCATTCTCACCTTCAGCCAAATAAGCGTCTAAAGATGATTTTATTAACAGAAAAGGCTTTTGATTCCACATATAAAATATCACGGAGTTTTCGTTTTTGGCAGCTTCGTTGTAGCCGTTAATCTCTCGACCACCAAAGAAAGAGAATGATATGTAGCCGTTAAACATCATAGTAGCTTTACGGAATTGAACAGCCGATATTTGCGATAAGGGAATAGTTTTATCCCCCAGCCTTCCTTCCAGACCGCCCGAAACAGCAGCAACCGCCCCGGAACGTTTTATTACAACCCTATCACCCCATAATTCCAGTTGGCCACCGATGCCAATACCTGTATACAACAGCTTACTCGACATATTCACCCTCCTTTTTTAGAAAGTATATCACAGGTGGTAAAAAATGGCGATTACAGTCGGAGACTTACTCGTAAAGTTAGGACTCGATAATAGTTCTTTGATTTCAGGCTTGAATGATTCTGAAAATGCAGTCTCTAAAACATCCAAGTCATGGCAGGACTCGCTAAAAGGCATCGCCATTCAACAAGCCGCAATGGGTACCGCTATTATGGCGTCGATGACAAAGATAGTGCAGTCTTACGTCTCAGTCGGCTCCGAATTATATGACCTGTCACTGAAAACAGGTGTGTCAGCTAAAGTCCTGGCTGGGTTACAATACGCAGCTGAACAAAATGGAGCTTCATTAGGTACTGTTGAGACGGCTATCAAGCGTGTATCCGTAGCTATGGAAGAGGCCAAAGACCCAACATCCGCCACTGCTAAAGCCCTCAAGGACTTAGGTATTAGCACGTCTGACCTGATTGGATTATCACCCGAAGAGCAGTTTCTTAAGATTGCGAATAGTATTGCCAAAATACCAGACCCCATGTCACGTTCTGCAATGGCTGTTAAAATCTTCGGCCGCTCCGGTACTGACTTGCTCCCCATGCTCTCAGAAGGTGCTGACGGCCTTCAAAAGATGATGGAGAAAGGGCAACAACTATCCGGCTGGACTGACAAAGGCGCGAAGTCAGCGGATGCACTGGGTGACGCCTTCGCTACGTTGAAGACAGCAACTTCAGGAGTCGTTAATTCACTGGCTGCCTCGTTAGCTCCGACACTGCAGAATATAGTCGATAAACTTGTCCCGATTATTGCCAATATTAAAACGTGGATAGACAAAAATTCAGATTGGGCTAAAAACATCGGAATATTCGCCGGAGCACTGGGTGTAATGGCTACCACGATTGCAGCAGTTACCGGCGCACAATGGCTTTGGAATATAGCTATGGCAGCTAATCCAATTGGCGCAATTATTCTCGCCGTTGAGGCTTTAATCGCCGTCGGCGTTGTCCTGGCTCTAAACTGGCAGAAGGTTGTGGACTTCTTCAAAGGTTGCTGGGATTTAATCAAAATAGCCTTCGCGACCGCTGTAAAGTGGATAACAAATACTGTCCTCTTGCCCTTTATAGAATTCTACGGAAAAATGTTTGGTGTAATAACCGAGGGAATAGGTAAACTCGTCGGCCTTTTTAATAAGGACCTGGGGCAATCAATTGTAGATTTTGGCAACAAAATGGTAAATGCCCGGAAGGAAATTACTGACTGGTCAAATAGCCTCATTGATAGTTCGAGAAATGCGATTACGATGCGGGCGGCATTAATAGACCTCGCCAATGCTTCTAAACAATCCGCTTCGGATATGTCTGACAATATCAAGAATTATACGGCCACCGCTAAAGCAAACGCTCTGACTCTTGCGGATACTCAGATAGCCGCGATAAATAAAGCACTTGACGCCGCCCAGACCGCGCATGACACCAAAATGGGATTACTCGATGATGAGTATAACGCCACTATCAAGTTAATTGACGCAACACTGGGTAATACACTTAGTGCGCTTGATGACCAGATTGCAGCATTACAAAAGCAACAGCAAGCCAATCAGGACGCGATTACAGCGCGTCAAAATCAAGATAGAATAGCATCGTTACAGAGTCAGATATTAGCGGAAACGGATGCTGATAGAAAAGCGGCACTTCAAAAAGAACTCGCTGATCTATTACAGTCAATTGCTGATGATGCAGCCAGGCGAGCGATTGATGACCAGATTACAACTCTTCGCCAACAAGAGGATGATGCCCGTACTTCAGCGCAAACCCAAAAAGATATTGCCAAAACTGCATATGATGCAGAAAAGGCACTGCTTGACCAACAACTTGCTGATGTCCAACTTTATAGTAAATATGAGATAGATTCTGCCAATGCCACCCTTGCTGCTCATTTGGCTAACTATACCGCGGATGAGACAGCCTTTAACGCACTTCTGGCAGACAAAACTAAGTCGATGGCTGATTTTGTAACTGCATATAATGCTTTAGTCGGTCAGATGGCAGCGACTGGAGCAATACCTGCACCTCCAACGCCAACATCCCCGACAACGGGAGGATTTAATCCGCCACCAAATCCCTGGTTACAGCCGACGCTTCCCGGCCTTCCCGGTTACGCCTCCGGTGGAATGATACCAGAACCCACATTATTGACCTCTTTGCGCACTATGCGGCCTTATGCCATCGCCGGTGAAGCGGGACCGGAAAGAGTCGGGCCGGCCGGGAACGTTTTCAATATCACCTTCCCAAATATGGTAATCCGTGATGACAGGGACATCGACAAAATTGGCGATATGTTAGTGAGTAGAATGCAACTGAGAACAGGGTTAAAGAATTAATGTCATATCCTATAGTATCGATAGCCTCAATTGTCTATAAACAAACGAGGGGTTCTTTGCGTATTGACAACCGGATAGAGGAACGTTCCGTCGCTTCCTTATCTGTCCCTGACCGACTGCATGCGTATACTTTCTACCGCGGACAGCCTATCACCATCGATATAGATGGAACTCTGGCATTTGGCGGCGTTATTGACACCCCTTCAAAGGACAATATTTCGCCGGATGGGTACATCGTTCATTCTTTCCAATGCGCTGACTGGCATTATTTAGCAGACAAAAGGTTAGTCGCTGCCTCATACCTCAATAAAACATGCGGGTATATCGTACAGGATTTGGTGACTAATTATCTTGCAGCCGAAGGAATCACTGTCGGTAGCATTCAAGGCGGCCCGGTAATTGGCTCCACTGTTTTTAGTTATATCAGTGTGTCCGCGTGCTTGGATGCTTTAAAACAACAGGCCGGGTTTACGTGGTGGATTGACCCGCTAAAGCGATTATATTTTGTAGCTCGTAGTACTTATCCGGCTCCATGGGCCGTGACAACATTAGACATTATAAAAGGCTCCGCTCATTGGTCCGGGGGGAATCCCGACTATCGCAATACTCAATACATCCGTGGTGGCGTAGCTGAAACCTCATTACAAACCGAAACATTGCACGGAGACGGTAGTAATAAGGCATTTACTGTCAGTTATCCGATAGCGAAAGCCCCGAATTCCGTTACAGTAAATTCCGTTGCCATGACTATCGGAATCAAAGGCGTTGACACCGGCAAGGATTTCTACTGGGCAAAAGCCGACCCAGTAGTATCCGCAGGCGCCGCTCCCGCCAATGGCGCTGCTGTGGTGATTGCTTATTATGGCCAATATGACGTACTGATTAAATCTCAAGATGATGCGGAGATTATCGCACGGCAGACGATAGAAGGTGAGGGCACTGGAATAGTTGAGGCAATAACAGACGACTCAACTGTAGACAGTTTGGACGCGGGTTTTACAGCCGCATCCGCGCAATTAGCGGAATTTAGCCAGGAATCGGAGCAGTTGAATTTTGCCGTCACAAAAGATGGATTGGCAATCGGGCAGATGGTAACTATTACCCACATTCCGTTGGGGATAAATGGCGAACAGTTCTTAATCTCTGCGGTGAGTTTACAGATTACCGGTTCAGTCAGAACGTACACAGTGACGGTAATCAGGGGAACTTTACTGCCCAGTTGGGCTAAGACCCTCGGTAAAATGCTCCAGACAAAGCATATTGATTCGCTATCGTTAGGCACTACTGGCGTTGTTGTGATATCAACCAGTCAAAGCGATTCATGGGCATGGGGTGAAAGTGTCGCTGAAACAGTTTATGCGTGCTCTGTACCCAGTACCACATTATATCCCAGTACGACGCTTTATCCGTGTTAGGAGAGACTATGAAAACAAAAGAAAAATGGGGTTGGTCTGGTAAGGTTAAAATCGAAATCTTTAACCTTGACGGCTCAATTAAAGAAGTAGTCAATCTTGAGAATGAGGTCAAGAACGGCGCTCTAAATGCTGTCAGAGATTTATTAAAAGGCACTGTTCAATCTCTGCAAATCCTCTATATGGCGTGGGGTAGTTCTGCCACTGCTAATACCAAATCTCAAACTCAATTGGTAGCAGAGTTCGGCAGGAAAGCCATCACGGCGCAAGCAGACGGCGCTACAGGCGTTGAAACGACCACGACGTACATATCACCCTACGAGGGGAATACGGCAACCATTGAAGAGTTGGGTTGGTTCGCGGGCACGGCTACATCTACACCAAATAGCGGATTAATGCTCGCAAGGGTGCTTTATCACAGAGCAAAAACAAACTTAGAATCGATTGTAGTCACCAGAACGGATACTATCTCATAAGGAGCTAACATGACTGTATATACTAAAACGACTTGGAATTCTGGAGTAGCGCCCGGAATAAGCGCTGCGAACCTTAATAACCTCGAAACTCAGTACGATGACGCAGTCTCTTATTGCGATGCTAAAATGCCATCCGGCGCTATTATCATGTGGGCCGGCACTATCGCCTCTATTCCTTCCGGCTGGGTGATTTGCGATGGTAACAATAGTACACCCAACCTATTAGGAAGATTTATTGAGGGTGTCGCAACGGCAGCGACTAATCCTGGAACGACCGGCGGAGCCACCGCTAAAACAACAGCGGGTCATACGCATGCGGGGCCTTCTCATACTCATGGCTATCCCGGTGATAGAAACTTACGTGGTTCGACTCCGGAAACTGTTAACGGCCAATATACCTATGATGGAGGTGCAGAGACTTTTAATGACCATACGTCTGCTTCAGGAACAAACTCTACAAGTTCTTCAACCGATGGTATTGCAGATATCCGACCAAAATACTACGATTTAGCTTTTATAATGAAGACTTAGGAGATTAAGATGTGTCTATCAGTAATTCTCAAACTATTCCAGAAACAAAAGCCAAACTCTCAATACGAACCGTTACCTGAACCGTCGCCGTCTTTAGTCTTACTCCATCCCGAAGAACCGATGAATCCTCAGGCGACAGCATCTAATACCTCTGTAACGGATGTATTGTCTACGTGGTTTGAATCTTATAATGTGCCGATTGAGTCAAGGGATTATTTCTCGAATGCTGTTGATATTAAAGTTTATGACTCCTATCCCACTTCCCCTAATGATTTTATCTTTGCAGGTTGCGACCCTAAAATACCCGCTATGAGTTGGGGAACTGGTGGAATCAGACATATTGCTTGCCTGGCTCCCTGGCTAAATCCGGGTGTAGTTGCCCACGAACAGGCTCATAATAGCTACTCTTTAATGACTGAAGAGCAGAAAGCGGCTTTTACAGCTCTCTGGGACAGCACCAAGAATACCGACCCGAAACTGGTATATCTGTGGTCAAAGAATACCTACGGCACAACTAGCGATATTGAGGGACACGCGGAATGTTACAGATATTGGGGATCCGAAATGCCGGAGGAACTCAAACAATATTACCCTAAATTGTTCTAAATAAAATAAAGGAAGTGAAATATGAACTCTAAAAAATGGTACCTGTCGAAAGTCCTTTGGGTAAATGTAGTTGGTATTATCATTGCTCTGGTTACTACGCTGATAACCCAAAACATTATAACTGCTGAAATCGGGTCGGCGGTACTGGCTGTTGCCAACATCATCTTGCGGTTGTTGACCAATCAACCCATTACTGGCAGTCCCGGCGATATTACCAAATAAAACTTGAGGAGCTTGCAATGCCTGAGATACAAAACGACTTGGACTTTGAAAAACAGATAGCAGCGTTTACCGCGCCAGAACGCTTCTTAGCTCGTCAAATTCGTGGTATAGAAAAGAATTGCCCGATGTGCGCGGAGGCAACTGCCAGGTCACAAAAGCAAGCAGTAGGTATCGGCGGGTTGAGTGGCATTATCGGCGGCGCTATTGTGTTCGTAATCCAGTATTTTGCCACTCATAGGATACTCTAATGACAATCGAAGAACGGATTAAGGCACTTGAAATTGAGATATTAGCACTGGAACGTTTACTTAATGAGCGTGAAAAAGGCAATACTAAAGCACTAAACCTACAGGCCGAAGAATATCACAGACGGCTGGATGCTCTTAACCATGAGAATGAAAGAATTTTGAACATTCAAAATTCTTGCGTAGCAAATAATGTCTATGCAGTCCAGCATAAAGTAGTGACCGATGATATAAAAGAACTACAGGCATTCAAAGACAATCAGCAAGGCAGACAGGTGATAGTTCCGGTGGTTATTTCATTTGTTATGGGCTTGATAACAGTGGGAATTGCCTACCTGTTGAGAAAGTAAAATGAAGCCCTATCAGGATTATTATTATCCGCCCTGGTGGCCTGCATGGTGCCGGCGGCATTACAAGAAGATGAAAAGACGGAAAGCCATACAACGTCTGCTATTGTGGATTCAGAAGAGGTGAAGATTGAAAGGCAGAAGAGTTTACTTCGACGACCCCGTTGAATATCAGCCTGGCGATTATGGGAAATGGAGGGACTCCTGGTGGGTTTATCCGCCAATGGAGGGTGGGTGGGGAGGTTACAGCATAGCCAAACATACCGTTATCGAACATGAAGATAAAACCATTACAGTCACACCTTCGATTTTAGTCACAGATGGATATAGTAAAAATACCTGGCATGGTTATCTTACCCGTGGCGTTTGGTCAACTTGCTAAATTGCGCAGGTTACAGTTTTAACCATGCTTTCTGAATTTCATCAGGATCGTTTAAGTCTCCGGATACGATTCTTTTAAGCAATCTTTCTGCTTTATTCCCTCGTTTGCTAAAAGGATTCAGCACTTTTCTGAAAGCATAGATAACGAATCCAATAGCCACGATTGCATCAATCCACATTTGTAAAATACCAGTTGTTTTAGTTGCAATTATCAGACCAACGATTGTGATTAATATCGCTCCAATATTTAGCACAGTATTGTAACCGACATCCCTTTCTCCACTTAAAAAGGTAACCCAATCACTAATACTTAAATTTGAATGTTTGTTTTCCATTTCCTTTGCCTCCTTTAATTTAGCCAGACTATTATAACCTAGCAAAAAGAGAAATGCTAGTTAATATTTCTTGAGAAATAATTATCAACCCCCGGGAATCAACCACCCGGGGTTCTTTTTTGTTCTCAGAAAATAAATAGTGGAAATGAGCGTAAAGGGTCTTGACTTCGAGTCTGGAAAGAGTGATGAATAGAACAGTTGAGAAAAAGGAAGGAGAATCGAATGGATGAACCCAGAGAAGCCCAGGATTACGATGTAGTTTACGCCGGTGCCGAGTGCCCGAAGTGCGGCGAGAATAGAATGGATTTCTTATCCATCGATGAGGGCGAGGTCGCCTGCGCAACCTGCGGAAATATATACGAGGTTGAATAAGATGAAAACAGAACTAATTATCCCAGACTATGACCCCATAGACCCCAAGCCTTACCCGGGAGATATCAAGCCCGGTACTTACAGCGGAAGCGAGGTCAAGGCCTTGCTAAAACAGCACAAGGGCAACGCAGCAGCCATCCAGTTCATTAGAGACATGTTGGAATAATAAAAAGGAGAAGGAGAATCAATGAAAAAGATACAGGTTACAATCGGGACAATTTGGCAGGACAGAGGCAACGAAAAGAGATTCGAGGTCACATCGGTTAATGGCCACATCCAGCTCAGTGGAGTCAATCAGACAGATGGCTACAAAGTTATGACGGAGAAAAGCCTCCGGAACAACTACAAACTATTGGCCATCAACGAGAAAAAGATTGAAGAGGTTACGGCGCCGGCCATGGAGCCGCCAGCCACGCAGGAACCGGAACCCACACCGCCGGCCGATGAGCAACAGCAACCACCAGAACCCAAAACGGGGCGGGCAGCTGGCGGGAGGGTACAACTTAAGGACGGGAGCGTTATTGCTGGCTCCAAGTTCATCGTGGATATTTGCAAGCAACCCCGCGAGGATAGTTACAAAGCCGACAGTCCCATCCGCTGGCTACTGAAAGAAGCCGGCCAGGCGCTTCTCAAAGAACATGAAGCCAAGGTGGTCTACGGCGAGAAGATTACGAAGTAATATAATCTGAAGTAATATACCATAACAGTAACAGCCGCCCGGTGTCATTCCCGGGCGGCTGTTTTATTGTGTTTCAGACCTTGCAGGATGCAAATTTACGCTGGTTTGTGCTTGGTTCCGAATAAGTTATCGCATGGGGAGAATTTAGCATGCTCATCGCTTAGCAGGTTAAACCCCAGGGACCGCAAATATCTCTCAGTGGTCTTGATATCGGAGTGCCCCAGCATCTTCTGTAGGATGTAGATATCCATGCCGTTAGCTTTACAGAGGGATGCAGCGGTGTGACGGAAGACATGGGGTCCGCGGCGTTTATCAGTTATCCCGGCCAGTTTAGTAATCCGGAAGATGGCGCATTGCATGGCGCTGGCTTTTAGCGGCGTCCTTTCTTCTGTCAGCCAGAGCGCGGGTAACTGGTCCGTCCGCCTAAGGAGATAATGGTTAATCGCTACCCGGGTCGATAACCCGATTTTTACATAGCGCTCTTTCTGGCCTTTCCCCATGACTTTGATGATGCCTTCAAGGACGTCGATATCGTTTTTCTGGATGTTGGCTAGTTCGCAGAGCCGCAGGCCTGTGTCAATGAAAGTGAGGACGGCCGCCCGCATCCTCAGGTCGAAGAAGGTGTCACCATTGCAGACAGCGAGTATTTGGGCAATCTCTCCTTTGGTAAACGGGTAAACTATCTTCTCTGGTAGTTTGGGAGGTTTGACATTGGCCAGCGGGTATTGCTTTTCCTTGATAATCCTCTCGCCTTCCAGCCACTTGAACCATGTCTTCAGCGTTCTGTAATGGACATGGACGGTCGCGGGTGTACAGCCCCTTTGTGCAATACCTAAAAGATAGGTGCGGACCTCCATCGGCGTGGGAATGTGGTCGCTGTCGAACTTCAGGAAGTCGCGTATGACCTGGCTGTAGATGCGGTGGGTTTTGGGTGATTTGCTTTCCTGCTGGACTGCCTGGAGGTAAAAAACGGCATAGGCACCAAGGCGAGAATTACTAAGCAGCGGGGCGAGAATACTCTTGTAGTCTCGATTTTGGGAACTAGGCAGCAAGTCGTGCATATTCTTTTTTAGCGAAAAGTGTCAGTTTTAGCTTTGTGGTATCCCAGGGGCGATTCGAACGCCCGACCCGCTGCTTAGAAGGCAGCCGCTCTATCCAACTGAGCTACTGGGACATATCATTTACACATAAATTCTACGATAAAAGCATCGGTAAAACAAGTCGAACTGTAACTGTTTCAGGGTGGAAGAGAATAAAATTGGCGGACTTTTTACTTCACTAACTCGTTCAGGCCGGTGTATTTATCCAGGGTGCGGTAGAGCGGGGAATCAAGTTCCCCGATTGTCACCTCAGCCGTCGAAAATATGGTGGCCTCAGCCACGTGTCCGCCCCGGCTGATTTCCTGGCTGGAAAGCTGCATGTGGATATGCAGTATCGGGTTATTATCTTTGAGCGCCACTGTTCCCTGGCTGCAGACGATTTCCATGGGACCGGTATATTCGACACTTTTGTATTCTCCCGGCAGTTTTAACAGGAAATTCAGTTTTACCTTGGTTACCGAACCGATAATGCCAAAAATCACGCCTGAGGTAACATTGTTCTTCTTACAATAGGCGGTTATCTCTGTCAGCAATTCTTGCCCCGGCATCACCCGGAAAACATGCATTTTCTTAAACAAATTGCGCCTCCTTTGAGAGTGTTATCGCTGATTTTGCTCGGCTAATTGCGCCAGTTTTTCCGCTGCCAGGAGGACCAGATGGGTATTTCTGCCGCCAAATCCCGGTTTCTTGCCGGCCGGCAAAGAAATATTCACGGTGGCTTCCCCTCCGAAGATGAAAGCTGTTTTACGCTGCGGGTTGTCTGGATTGTTAATCAGAACCAGCGTCACGTCTGCCACGTTAGTGCCCGTGGGACCGGTCTCGATCCCCACGCCCAGCTTTTGAAAGAAAGTGGCGGAGTCATAAGATTCAAGAAAACTTTGATAATCCAGTCCGTGGCTTTCGGCCAGTTTTAAGGTATCCATATCCGCTAAGGCGCCGGCAAGGTCGCTGCGTCCGTCAATTCCGTCGGTCGAGAAGCTGGCAAAGGTAATCCGGTCTGTATTGATTAGTTGAGGGGTAATAATCTTAAAAATATTCTCGACTTCTTCCGTTACTTCAGCTTTAATTTTATCAGCGGTGGTACCGGTTTTCCAACCGATGAGGTTTACTTGATAGCCGATTTCCTTCGCTTTTTCCCCGGCAGCTTCCATGGCCTGGTCGTTATTGGCAATGATGACGTATTGACTCTTATCTTCCGCTAGAAGTGGTGAGTTTTTAGGCAGGCTTTCATTTTCTTGTTTACCGACATTGGCCTGGATATATTGGCTGACGGCTTCTGGCGCTTTATCCCATATTTTAAAATCGGTCAGCACTTGTTGTGCCATTTGAAAGGTAGAATCATCGCCCACCGTCGGCCCGGAAGAAATGACCGAGGGGTCATCGGCGATGCCGGTCTTAGTTACGGGAACATCCGACAATACTAAAGAGATGAAGCCGCCGGTTTGCGCGGCGTATTTACGCATTCTGCCGCCTTTCAGTAAATCGATGTGTTTCCGCACCGTGTTGATTTGGTC